CAAAACCCGCCGTAGCGAGTTCAGATAAAAGAAATCCTCGTCAGTGCGAGGATGCTGTTCATTGCTGCTATACACTTTTTTGCTCTCAACGTAAGCGGTAGCCCATTCTGTTGGGTTGGTGCAGTTGCTTTTAGGAAATGCTATTTACCCCTTAAATGTCGGCTGAAAGAGCTAAAATCCATGCAAAAAATTTACGCAATTTTGTGTATTATTGTGCAGTAAGTAATGAGCTATTTTCTGCGCAAAAAATGGATGGTAAATTTGTCCGGGTCAGGAAAAATTTTATGGGCGCTAAACATGAAAAAAGATTCGTATCCTTATTTGATTTGCATGACAGTTTCAGGGCTGATCTTTATTTTCCTTTTCTTCTGGTGGCGGGCAGATATCTACAGGGTCACGTTTCTTAATCAGAGTATATCCCACTATTACATTCTGTTTAGCATGGGAATAGCTTTTCTGTTATCTCTGTTTTGGGTTAAGAAGGGGATAGTAAAACAAAGCGGCTGGAAGAGTCTGTCAGCATACCTTAAGGTTTATGCAGGGATGTGCATATTTGCTGGATTTTTTCTGATTATACCCCTTACGACACTAACTTATTTTTTGCCTGGAGAGACATCGTCTTATGTTGCACCGTATCGGTATACTTCCGGTAGTTCAAAAAGTTGTTCTGGAGCTGAGGTGGATGACCCCGATCTACATGAGAATATTCGCATTTGCTATCCGTATGGCAATTATGAGTACGATAATATTATCTATGTTGAAAAGAAAATTAATATATTAGGTGCGGTAGTGACATATGCACAGACCGCGCGTGATGATACTGAATGATATAGTATATAGCGGGCAAGTTTTAGTTAATTTATCGAGGTAATATAATTTACCTCGACTCGTTTGTTCTGGTATTAATATTTCGCTTTACGACCGATTTTTATCTGATGATATCATGCGGTTTTCATATACTGACTTACTGTCTTTTCTCCGTTAGCGATTTTCTCCTGCTCAGCGATGATTTTATCTTTGGCTTCTAGTTAATTTCGCTCACTTCGAACCTCTCTGTTTACTGATAAGCTCCAGATCTTGCTGGCAACTGGCACAAGTCCGACAACCCTGAACGGCCAGTCGTCTTCGTTCATCTATCGGATCGCCACACTCACAACAATGAGTGGCAGATATAGCCTGGTGGTTCAGGCGGCGCATTTTTATTGCTGTGTTGCGCTGTAATTCTTCAATTTCTGATGCTGAATCAATTATGTCTGCCATCTTTCATTAATCCCTGAATTGTTGGTTAATACGCTTGAGGGTGAATGCGAATAATAAAAAAGGAGCCTGTAGCTCCCTGATGATTTTGCTTTTCATGTTCACCGTTCCTTAAAGACGCCGTTCAACATGCCGATCGCCAGGCTTAAATGAGTCGGTGTGAATCCCATCAGCGTTACCGTTTCGCGGTGCTTCTTTAGTACGCTACGGCAAATGTCATCGACGTTTTTATCCGGAAACTGCTGTCTGGCTTTTTTGATTTCAGAATTAGCCTGACGGGCAATGCTGCGAAGGGCGTTTTCTTGCTGAGGTGTCATTGAACAAGCCCCATGTCGGCAAGCATAAGCACACAGAATATGAAGCCCGCTGCCAGAAAAATGCATTCAGTGGTTGTCATACCTGGTCTCTCTCATCTGCTTCTGCTTTCGCCACCATCATTTCCAGCTTTTGTGAAAGGAATGCGGCTAACGTATGAAATTCTTCGTCTGTTTCTACTGGTATTGGCACAAACCTGACTCCAATTTGAGCGAGGCTATGTGCCATCTCGATACTCGTTCTTAACTCAACGGGAGATGCTTTGTGCATACAGCTCCCCGTTTATTATTTATCTCCTCAGCCAGCCGCTGTGCTTTCAGGGGATTTCTGATAACAGAAAGGCCGGGAAATACCCAGCCTCGCTTTGTAACGGAGTAGACGAAAGTGATCGCACCTACCCGGATATTATCGTGAGGATGCGTCATCGCCATTGCTCCCCAAATACAAAACCAATTTCAGCCAGTGCCTCGTCCATTTTTTCGATGAACTCCGGCACCATCTCGTCAAAACTCGCCATGTACTTTTCATCCCGCTCAACCACGACATAATGCAGGCCTTCACGCTTCATGCGCGGGTCATAGTTGGCAAAGTACCAGGCATCTTTTCGCGTCACCCACATGCTGTACTGCACCTGGGCCATGTAAGCCGATTTTATTGCCTCGAAACCACCGAGCCGGAATTTCATGAAATCCCGGGAGGTAAACGGGCATTTCAGTTCAAGGCCGTTGCCGTCACTGCATAAACCATCGGGAGAGCAGGCGGTGCGCATATTTTCGTCGCGATAGATGATCGGGGATTCAGTAATATTCACGCTGGAAGTGAATTCAAACAGGGTTCTGGCGTCGTTCTCGTACTGTTTTCCCCAGGCCAGCGCCTTAGCATTAACTTCCGGAGCCACACCGGTGCAAACCTCAGCCAGCAGGGTGTGGAAGTAGGACATTTTCATGTCAGGCCACTTCTTTCCTGAGCGGGGCTTTGCTATCACGTTGTGAACTTCTGAAGCGGTGATGACGCCGAGCCGTAATTTGTGCCATGCATCATCCCCCTGTTCGACAGCTCTCACGTCGATCCCGGTACGCTGCAGGATAATGTCCGGTGTCATGCTGCCACCTTCTGCTCAGTGGCTTTCTGTTTAAGGAATCCAAGAGCTTTCACTGCTTCGGCCTGTGTCAGTTCTGACGATGCGCGAATGTCGCGGCGAAATATCTGGGAACAGAGCGGCAATAAGTCGTCATCCCATGTTTTATCCAGGGCGATCAGCAGAGTGTTAATCTCCTGCATGGTTTCATCGTTAACCGGAGTGATGTCGCGTTCCGGCTGACGTTCTGCAGTGTATGCAGTATTTTCGACAATGCGCTCGGCTTCATCCTTGTCATAGATACCAGCAAATCCGAAGGCCAGACGGGCACACTGAATCATGGCTTTATGCCGTAACATCCGTTTGGGATGCGACTGCCACGGCCCCGTGATTTCTCTGCCTTCGCGGGTTTTGAATGGTTCGCGGCGGCATTCATCCATCCATTCGGTAACGCAGATCGGATGATTACGGTCCTTGCGGTAAATCCGGCATGTACAGGATTCATTGTCCTGCTCAAAGTCCATGCCATCAAACTGCTGGTTTTCATTGATGATGCGGGACCAGCCATCAACGCCCACCACCGGAACAATGCCGTTCTGCTTATCAGGGAAGGCGTAAATTTCTTTCGTCCACGGATTAAGGCCGTACTGGTTGGCGACGATCAGCAATGCGATGAACTGCGCATCGCTGGCATCACCTTTAAATGCCGTCTGGCGAAGAGTGGTGATCAGTTCCTGTGGGTCGACAGAATCCATGCCGACACGTTCAGCCAGCTTCCCAGCCAGCGTTGCGAGTGCTGTACTCATCCGTTTTATACCTCTGAATCAATATCAACCTGGTGGTGAGCAATGGTTTCAACCATGTACCGGATGTGTTCTGCCATGCGCTCCTGAAACTCAACATCGTCATCAAACGCACGGGTAATGGCTTTTTTGCTGGCCCCGTGGCGTTGCAAATGATCGATGCATAGCGATTCAAACAGGTGCTGGGGCAGGCCTTTTTCCATGTCGTCTGCCAGTTCTGCCTCTTTCTCTTCACGGGCGATCTGCTGGTAGTGACGCGCCCAGCTCTGAGCCTCAAGACGATCCTGAATGTAATAAGCGTTCATGGCTGACCTCCTGAAAATGGCTGTGAAAATATCGCCCGCGAAATGCCAGGCTGATTAGGAAAACAGGAAAGGGGATTAGTGATTCAGGCCGTTACCGCGTCCGTCGAGAAAAACTTCCACGAGCAAATCACGGGTATAAGTGCGCTCGATGCCGCGATGCAGATAAAGCCGTCCGCGTAAATTAGCTGATGCAGTCCAGGTACCATCTTTGTGTTTGACCAGCATTCCTGGCATGACCGCGCCGCGATTAACGGTCTGCGTTCCGTAATGTTGATGAACCATAAAAACTCCTGCCCGTAAGCTGGGCTGCTGAACATATAGAGACTTCTGCGCGTATTCAGGCGGTGGATGGCCGCCGGTTGTCATAACTAAGCCGCCTCGTTGAAGCGACTAAGGTATGAAATGTTGAGTTGATTTCAGCTGGTCACACCGACGTTCACGCGTCCGTTTCACCCCTCGCACTCCCCGAAGCCTGCTGAAATTCAAACTGCGGATCTAAGCGGTCATCGCAACGGTGAATCAGGTGGTTGCCGTATCGTTGTGTTGTTGCGATGAACCTATTTAAAACTATAGTTGTTTTACCGTCAACAACAAAAGTTGTTTTATTGGTTGTTTTAGATATAACTGGTTGTATTTAGGATGGATTTATTTTGTGACTTGAATCGCATAGCGATAACTGAAGCGAGGTTATGGTGGTTTTTTGAGCGGTTTGTGTGATGAGGGGAGGCAAAAGAAAACCCGGCACGGTGGCCGGGTTATTAATAAGGAATATCACATACAAAAATAAATTTTAAACTTGGGGAAGTATTTTTTTTGCAAAATCAATAGTTTCTTTGTGGTTGGATGCAGGTATATGATTTATTTTCTTAGCATCCATAGTTCTCTTTATGATGTCAATAACTTTGCTTTGGCCTGAGTTTGGTGATTCAGGAGTTTCAATTGTGAATAAAATGTCATCAAGTGAAAGCAGGTTTTCTTCTGCTGCTCGAGTTATTCTCATCACCCAAGTATCACTATGCTCCATCATTTTTCCTGGTTCAGCTTGAGTGAATGCCAGAGGTTTGATGGCACATTGGATCCTGTCATGCTTCTTGGCGACCAATGGCATTGAGAACTTTGCGAAATACCCATCAATGGTTGCTTGTTTGAAGACGTTCTTCAATCCATCTATTCTATCGATACTTCGTTTTAGCTCTCTGGCTAGAACATCTTCACGGCGCTCTTTTGTGTAGTCAGAGTGGTTTACATATTTATTGTAAATGCGGGCCAGCTCTTCTTTTGGGTTTTCGCTGAGAATCACTCTCGTAGAACTGAACTGAAAAATTGATTCTTTTTTGTTTGTAAAATATCTGAAGAATTGTGCAAGTTGTTGATGTCCAACAATCTGGGTCGCATGCATTTTTGCGAACTGTAGTTCTCTTTGTATTGAGTCTTTTGCTACAGGGAAAATACAATCATCATGGAAAAAATTCTTTACACGAGAGTCATTTCGCTTTGTGAGCTGGAAATCAAAGTAATTTTCTTTTGGCGCGCACAGAAGTACGCCTATGTTTGCGAATTCTTCAGTCTCCGCATAAGGCGCATAGCGAACGATGCTATATAGGCATGGAGTTGTCATTCTATTGCGCTCCAAAATTCATCACAATCACCTTTGTCTAGCGTAGTGCAGACAAAAGGTAAAAACTCCTCATCTACTATCCACTCTTCTGGAATTTCGTCAAGGATAGCAGGAAGCTTGTGTAAACTGTTAACGACCCTCTGGCGGTACTCTACGCGATCCACTAAATCATATTGCCATTTGCGGTTACCAGGGCCGTACACGTGCACAGAAAAATCTTCAGGTCCAGCATTCTGATCAAATGAGAGATTATGGTCAATCAGATAATACTTATCGTTACTGATGTCATAAAGGATGTTAACGTTTCCACCTTTGTCAGTAAGCGTTCTGTCTGCATTTAATATCCATTTATCAAAAACATAGATTAATTTTTGCTGTTCGACTGGGATGATCGTTTCGTTTCTTGACTGCGTAAACGTTAACGCTATTGCACCGTCAATGAACAATGAAGCAAAGGCATATCCTGTACAAATTTGTTGCTGCAGATCAGGTGAGTACTCTATAAGTTCCTCTGGCACAAATACGATTTTAAAGTCAGGTAAAGGAAGGCCGATATCATTAGCCAAACACGCCGAAATGAACTCAGCTAAGAGATTTTTCGGGGGCATTGATGGTTTTGACTTCAAAACATACAACTGCCCATCATCACATTTGCAAAGAAATGGCTGAGTGGAACCTTCATTGATGCGACGTATTACTTCAACGACATTAGGTATTGCACTATTGCTGCTCGCTACGCACTCCATCACTAACCCTTATGTGATTCAAGTCTTCCATCTCATTACTCCGCATCTCAAAGAGCGGTTTAACACTGCGTGTTTAAAGAAAAACAACAGGCCTATTGCTGTAACTGTTTTTTAGCCTCACTTTAACCATGCTTCCTATATGTCTGCGGCATGCTCCCAATAACCTTACCGAAGATGAACACCCGGTTCATCTCGTCTTTCTCGATCGGGTCCCACGGTGAGTAGCTTTTGTTATCAGAGATGACCAGCAGCTTATCCTTCATCATTTGCAGGCGCTTTACATGGGCTGTGTCGTCGTACAGAAACGCATAGATACCATCACCGTCGAAAGATTTAACTGTGATATCAACGAACAGCAGATCACCTGGTTCGATCGTTCCTGACATGCTGTCACCACGCACGTTAATGATGCGGATATTTTCCGCCTTCCTACCATCGAACATGTGACGAGCATCGTCAAACGAGTACTCAACCGAGCGTAGAACTTCTACAAACTCACGGTTGATGACTCCCGGCCCAGCACTGACTTCTATATCAAGAACGTCAATCTTGAAGTATTTGGAATGGCTGACAGTTGATTGTATTGGTTGCACTGTACTGTCTGACATATTTCCAACGCCAGAAGATAACCATTCTGCGCGCACACCCAAAGCGTTCGCGATCTCCACGATTTTAGTTGTTTGATTAGCTTTCCCTGTTTCGATTTTCTGAATAGCAGCTTGGCTAACCCCGACCAAATCCCCAAGCGCCTTTTGTGTAAGGCCTCGCGCTAATCTGGCTTCTTTAAGTCTTTCTGAGAGTGTTGTTTTCATAGTCCAAATGTACAACCAAGGTTTTATTCCATCAAACGAAAATGGTTGTTGACTAAAAACAACCATAGTTTTAATCTTGATTCAAATTAACCACGGAGGTTGTTATGAACCCAGCTATCAAAACAGCGATCAATATCGTTGGTTCACAAAAGAAACTGGGCGCTGCTTGCGAAGTTTCACAGCAGGCCGTC